CGTGGCTCGCTTGAAAACACCTTTGCATCCTTTGACGGAATGGGCACAGCGCCTCAGCAGAGCCTCACACCGATCGTTAAACAGTTGCTTGGCATCGACAGGCCTGCCTGCGCGTAATGGCTTACACAGACGCTCTCAACGGGGCTATTGACAGCCTGACGACCACGCTGACAGCGGTCTCTGGAATCAGGGTGGTAAACGATGCCACCAAGATCGTTCCTAATTGCGTTTTCATAGATGCGCCGTCCTTTACCACGATCGCTGGCAACGGAAACATCATCCGCATGGACTTCCCAATCAAGGTCATCGGCTCAGGCCCAGCAGGCCTACCAGTCCTACGCAACATCCTCGACATCGTCAGCAAAGTCCTACTCAGCCCAATCATTGTTATGGCAGGCCGTCCAAGCAACCTAGAAATTGGTGGGCAGCTCTTCCCGTGTTACGACCTCGACTGTGGCATACAAGCACAAAGCGCATAAGGAGAAACATGTACACCATCATCAGCCCACGCCTCGGAACCCCGGGCGATCAGTTCATCCCAGAGGAAGGTGTCAACATTGACGCACTGCTCGACGGCGGCCTGATATCCACCGACACCGCAAAGAAATCATCTAAAGTCAAATCAGAACCCAAGGAGCAATAGACATGGCTATCAGCAGCACTTACCTTTCTAACCCAAGCATCACGATTAACTCGGTGGACTTGTCCGATCAGTGCACAAGCGCGGTCATTAACTATGTGTCGGAGCAATTAGAAAACACGACATTTTCCAACACTTCGCGCAGCTTCACATCTGGTCTGTACTCGAACACTGTCACCGTAACTCTGTACCAGAGCTACGCAGCAACCGAGACCGAAGCCAGCATCTACAGCCTCGTAGGAACAACCACGACGCTTGTCTTGAAGCCAAGTTCATCTGCTGTCGGTGCAACGAACCCTTCGTACACTTTGACGGGCGCGTTCTTGTCTGCACACACACCGATCAACGCTTCACTCGGCGAACTGTCCACGATCGACCTCACATTCGCTGGCGGCGTTTTAACTAAAGCCGTCGCATGATCTCGCGGCATCAGCCGCTGAGAATTACAAGTAGCAAGACCGCACAAGCGGAGCCTTGCCCGACAAAGGAGAAACAATGAAAGTCAAACTATCTATTGACCTCGGCGACGGTAAGCCAGCACGCGAGATGACCACCAACATGCTTGCCATTGTTGACTGGGAACGAACAGAGAACCGTCGATCAGCAGACGGCAAAGGCATCGGCTTTTCAGACATGTGCTGCTGGGCTTTTACTCTTTGCAAACTTGCTGGAGACAAAGTGCCAGCCAACTGGCGCGAGTGGGTTGCCGAGAACCCTGACATGACCATTACACCTATCAACGAGGTAGCAGACGAGACCCCTTTCATCGAGGGACTTGGCGGCGAAGCCTCTGCGAAGTCCTAGCGTTAACAGGCTTCTGGCCAAAGGAGATTGAGTTCACTATGCGAGACCTGAACACCGTCACCTATGTGCTTGAGCAGATGCACCGCAAGAAGTAACCATGCCTGTCTCTCACAGCGTCGAAGTAGTCGGTCTTAAAGAAACAATCAACGCCCTACGCAAAATCGATCCGCAGCTGCAAAAAGACTTTAAGGCTGAAGCGACAGCAATCGCACAGCCAGCAATCCAAGCTGCAAAACTTGCATACAGCCAGTTTCCATTGTCAGGCATGGCGCGCAAGTGGTCTGATCGAGGCCGCAAAATATTCCCCTTCACGATCTCAAGCGCACAGTCAGGCGTAAAGATGCGTTTTGATACTCGCCGCAATGCTGTCGGCGTAATCCTTATAGAGCAAAAGAACCCAGCAACGGCGGTATTTGAGGGTGCAGGCCGCAAAGACACAAACCGTTTAGGCACATCACTTGACTCGGTCAGCTCTGAGCGCGGCTTTGCAATGGCGATGCCGGGTAGGACTCGACTAATTGGCCCAGCGGTCTATAAAGCGCGGCGCGGTATTGAGGCCGAAATGGAAAAGATGGTGCTCAAGACTGTTAACCAAATACAGAAAGACCTGAACTAATGGCACTGTCAATCCCCATCATCAGCGAGTTTCAAGGCGGTGGCGTTGACAAAGCCATTAAACAGTTCCAACAGCTTGACGGCGTAGGCGCAAAGACAGGCTTCGCACTTAAAAAAGCGTTCCTGCCTGCTACTGCTGCGCTCGGTGCACTGACCGCTGGCATCGGTCTAGCCACAAAAGCGGCAATGGAAGATGAAGCTGCACAGCTCGAGTTGGCTCGCCAGTTACGCACCACGACACAAGCCACAGATGCCCAGATTAAAGCGGTCGAGCAGTCAATAAGCGCGTTCAGTAAGCAGACCGCGATGGCTGACGATCAGCTGCGCCCAGCCTTAGCAAACCTTGTACGCGCTACAGGCTCGCTTGAGTTGTCACAAAAAGCAATGTCGGTCACCGCTGACCTTGCAACAGCCAAAAACATTGACATGGAGACTGCCAGCGTAGCAGTGTCTAAAGCTCTTGCAGGCCAGACCGCTGCGCTTATCAAATTAGACCCATCGCTTAAAGGCGTAATTGACTCGTCCTCAAGCGCCGATGAGATCATGCAGGCACTTAATGGCTCGGTCGGCGGTGCAGCTGAGACCTTTGCCAACAGTGCTGAAGGCGGTCTAAAAAACTTCGGAATCCAGATGGACGAACTGAAGGAGAGCATCGGAGCAGCGTTTATTCCCGTTATGGAGAAACTGCTGCCCTATGTGCTGGACTTTACGACATTTTTGCAAGACAACACTAAAGAACTGCTTATCGTTATTGGCGCTATCGCAGCAATGACAGCAACCATCGTGGCAGCCAATGTTGCAATGAAGGCATACAACGCATTTCAAATAATCGTTACCGCTGCTAACGCAGTGCTAGCAACTTCATTCACTTCGGTATCACTATCGGCTGGAACATTGACTAAAGGCTTAGGCATTGTAATGATTACGCTTGCCGCGCTGTACGAGCTTTACCGCGAAGGCCCTCGAGCAATTGCCGAGTTCATGTTGCCCTTTAAGCAGTTCGCTGTCGGCGTGTACAACTCAGTTAAAGTAGTTGCTAACGGCATTAACCAAATTATTAACGCCGCAATTATTGGACTAAACCAACTAATTAACGCGCTGAATGTAATACCGGGTGTCAGCATCGACTTAATACCGCTAGTGCCAATGCTCGAGTACACAGCACTGCCAACACTAGATGCCATTACCAGTGGCGCATCTGGACGCGGTGGCGCAGCCCGTGAAGGCGGCACAGGCTCATTCCCATCAGGCCCACTAGGCATGGCTGAAGCAGCTCTCATCACAGCTCCATCGGTCGGCGGCGGCGGTGGCAGCGGCGGTAAAGCCTCAAGCGTTTTAGACCTAAGCAAAAACTATGCAGGCAACATGGGCGGCAACTACGGCATCACAGGCAACGCTGGCGACTTCTCCAGCCTCTTCGATCAGTTCATGGTCGAGCGCGGCACACCGATCACAGTCAATGTAAACGGCGGTCTAGCCACATCAGCAGACATCGGGCGCGCTGTAGTAAACAGCATTAAAGCCATGAACCGAGTGGACGGCCCAGCACAAATACAGGTCGCCTGATGGCTGCCACGATCGTCCAGTCAGGGTCTTACGATCTCAAGATCGCTACAGGCTTCCTAGTTGATGCTTTTACGCTTGACGACCCAGTCAAGGGCTTGCTCAACTCGACCGAATATGTGCTGGACGGTACGACAGAGTTCGCATCCGTGATCGACGGCGCTACAGGCATCAGCGTGTTCCGTGGACGCAGAGACATCGGCGACCAGTTCACTGCTGGCACGATGAGCTTTGATCTCAACGACACATTCACGGGCGGGATTTTTAATCCGTTCGATACTTTGTCGCCCTATTTCAACACCGACGAGGCTGTGCCGGGTCTAGCCCCTATGCGTAAAGTTGTCCTGAGTCGTGAGGGAGAAGAACTATTCAACGGCTACATCGTTGACTACTCGTACAATTTCAATCTTGGCGCCCTTGACACAGTTTCTGTTTCTTGTGCTGATGACTTTTATCTCCTCAGCCAGACATACATGAACGAGTTTAATGTCACCGAAGAACTTGCCAGTGCTCGAGTAGCAGCAGTCTTAGACCTGCCAGAAGTAAACGCTTTTCAGTTGCCAGGTGAGCGCAGCATTGAAACCTCAACCATTTTGCTGGGCGGTGCTTCCGCATACACCGTTCCCTATGGCACATCGGTCGCTGCTTACATGGCCAAGATTAACGAGTCTGTGCAGGGCCGCATCTTTATTGCGCGCGACGGTACTTTCACATTCCAAGACCGCATCGGCAACACGCTTTCGGCATCATTAGCAGACTTCCACGATGACGGCACAAACATTCCCTACGACAATGTGGGCATCTCCTTTGAAGCGAATCAGGTGATAAACAGGGCGGCGGTGCAACACGCTGGCGCTACAAGCCCAGAGATCGCTGAGGACTTGGCATCGCAAGCCACCTACTTTATTCAGACCACAGCAATTAGTGACGCGCTCGTCCACAACAACACAGCAGCTCTTGACCTTGCCAACTACCTACTTGTAGGCCAGCCAGAGGCGCGCTACACCAATGTGTCAACCCTGTTTGCATCCTTGACCGATGCCCAGCGTGACACTGTGGCAGTCCTTGAGATCGGCAACACGATTACCATAGAAAAGTCATTTACTAGCGGCGTAACGATCACATCACTGGCGCAAGAACTAGCGATTGAGGGCATACAACACGAGATCGACCTTTCTACAGGCCACAGGATGACCTTGTTTACTAGCCCGACGACGCTGGTGTTTGAGCTGATTTTGGATGATCTGGTATATGGCACAATCGACACCGAAAATGTCTTAGGATAAGGAGCATTATGGGAGCAAACGCAGTAACCACAGTCCCCGTTTATACGGCAGGCGAAGTCCTGACAGCGGCAGACATGAATATCACGAACTCTGGCATCCCAGTGTTTGCCACGACTGTCACCCGTGACGCGGCTTTCGGTGGCACAGGCGAAAAAACACTTGCCGAGGGTCAGTTTGCTTACATCGAGGCAACGAACACTACGCAATATTACGACGGCGCGGCTTGGCAATCTGTCGGCGTGACGCCGGGCCTTGTGTTTATAACGGGCGCAACTTTTAGCGCGGTCACTTCGGTTAGTTTGCCTACCAGCACTTTTAGCGCGACATACACAA